ACTAATCCACCCGGCCCTGTTGCCCCCGCTCGCCCTTTTAAAAAGTTGATCGCACTACTCCCCCCTCGGATAATTTTTTACTCTGTTCCCCACTCCGATAATTTTTTATTCTATCCCCCACTCTGGAAATTTTTTATAGTGGTCTCTTCTAATCTTATTAAAGTTACTTTAGAACCCCACTTAACGTTTAAAGTCTTACTTTAAACTTGACATAGCCTTCAAAAGGAGTATAATGCATACTATCATAGTTAGTTCCTTTCAATGCTAGAAGGGATTACGTGGCTGGAGCGAAAGCGACCGCAGGGCTTGAATTCCTTCTAGCACTTTTAAAGAAACTTTAACTTTGATACCAAAGCATGAGTGAAGAACTAGTAAAACTGAATCAACTGAAAGCTGACATCATTGACGCTATCGTCTCTGCGCAAGTCAATAGTGCTGATGAAATTGCTGCAATGTTCAGTATCCCTAGTAGCCAAGCGCTTGGACTACTAAATGACGCTAACTTCCTAACTCAATTGACAAATCGCGCTAAAGCCCAGCTAGCTATAGCGCAACACAGCAAAGGTACCGCCAGACTGGTTAAAGCTCTGGACAACGATAACGACCAAGTAGCGATGAAAGCTTACGAGCTGATAGCGAAAATTACAGGAACTTTAAAACAATCTCCCCTAGTAGAAGTAAACTTCAACTTGGAGAGCGCTCTAGACGAACTAGAACAAAAACAAATAAAAGTAAAACAGCCTGTATATGATCTCAAAGAATTCGACTTAGAGACTTTGGCACAAAATGGAGCAGAGTGACATAAAACGTACTAGTCTTCTAGAATAAGTTTTATGAACCGTTATGTTGATTATTGCTGGTGTGGTTTATGCGACGACAGTTCAACATCCGAACATTGTCGTGAGTCTACCATAGAGTGGACGCCCGTAAATGACACAATCGAAGAATTCAAAATAGATTCTAGAACCGTCGTAAGACGACGTAGAATAAATCAAACTTAAAGGAACTTTAAACACTATGAAGCGTAGCGTAAGCGAAGTGACATAGTTTGTACCTTGAAAGGAATAAAAACTATGTCGTTAGCAAGATTAAGAAGAATAGAAAAACAGATATCTGAAATAGGAACTCTTAATCCCAATAGGGATAAACCTAAATCTGATATCTCAGGTGTACTAGGAATCATTGGTATTTGCATACTAGTTTTGATACTACTAGGCAAGTGTTTCACACTCCCTAGTACACAGGCGCAGCCTAGTACACATGCGAAACAACAACCCCTAATCTTGAGATCAACTGAAGAGGTAGTTCACGATCAATTCGAGAACTATCGAAGAATCTCAATCTTGATCCTTGAAGACCATCTACGTATCCACCCCAACTGCGATCTTATCCAGTTACGTGGTGTAATAGATTCCATCTACTTCAATTACGATTTAGCCGGTAACATTTCTCCTTACCGAGCCCAATCGTTTCCAGTATCCAAGAAGAACTTATTCCCTAGAATAATCTTCAACTTGAAGTCAGAATGGAATGATACGATTGGTCCTATGATCATCATTCACGAAGCCCTCCATATCGCTAAAGTGTGTGGTCCGGATCATCCTTTCCGCACCTACAAGCGAGCGTCGTGTTATCTATTCAATGAAGTTCGTATGAGTAGCTCTGACATAGATAACGCTCTGAGAGAGCATTTTGCAGAATACCGTTCAAAAGGTAAAAAACTTATTCAGCAGGCTACGAAATGATTTCGTAGAATATGCTAAAGTAAATTTAAAAATACCTACTAAAGACGGTATAGTAGCCCCCCTAGTCTGCAACAGAATGCAGGTTAGGCTCTGGCAAATCATTCAGCTACTTCAAGATGCCGGACTACCAGTCCGTATGTACCTAGTAAAAGCCAGACAGCTAGGTAGTACAACGTTCTTTTCAGCGGTTATTTACTGGCTCATTTCTCTAAACAAGAATAAACGAGCTATCTGCGTGGCACACGATTTGCCCGCAGCACATAATGTAGGGGAGCGTTTCAAGGGATATTACTTCCGCTCTATTCCTGCTCTTAGACCCAGGTTTAAGAGAATGAACAGGGAAGTGATTCACTTTGCCACTCCCCTAAAGGATCTAGGTAAAAATACCGATAACATCGGCCTAGATTCAATGATCTTTGTCAACACGGCAGACTCTCAAGAGCTAGGGCGCTCTTATACTTACAACTACGCGCTTCTTACGGAATACTGTCAATGGCCCAATATGGGCATAGACGTTAAGAACCGTATGATCGCCTTAAACCAAGCGATTCCTACTCGCCCTAATACGTATGTATTCATAGAATCCACCGCGCAGGGTGAGAATTATGCTAAAGACTTCTGGGATAAAGGACTTACCCTAGATCAAGCTCTAGGAAAAGAACCGCTGGACCCCGAACAAGAGTATAACGGCTACGTAAAAGTCTTCGTATCGTGGTGTGCTGACGATGAGTATCGTAAAGAAACTTTAAAAACCGATTATTTTTCTCTTTCCGAACTCCCCGACTCCCGATATGGGGATGAAGTCCTAGAAAGGGAGCACATACTAGAGGAGTTAATCTTCTGGTATCCCCTAGAATCCTCGGATCTTAAGTGGCTCAATCATGAATCGATGTGCCGATTGGCTTGGCGTCGTTACATGATCGATACTAAATGCGAAGGTGATAAGTTTGAGTTCAAGAAAGAGTATCCTACAACTATTGACGATGCTTGGGGGGTCTCTTCACGCTCCATATTTAACGCTGAGCGTATGCTGGAAATGGCCCATCGGATCGAAAGTAACCGTATTCGAGCCAAGACCTTCAGATATCATCACGATGATAGTATCTCCGACTTTAGTAGAAAGTTCTACGCTGCTAAATACGGTAAACTTAGGATCTTTGAACCCCCGAAAGAAGGTTTCCGTTACGTTCTTGGAGTAGATGGCGCTCAAGGTGTAGTAGGTGGGGACGATTCTTCTATAGTTGTCCTAAAACTACCGCATCTTATTGAAGTAGCCTCATTTAATGACATAATCCAGCCTGCTGAATTCGCTGGAGTATGCAATTATCTAGGTCGTCTCTACTTCAACGCCTTAATGGGAGTAGAAAGAAACGATAAAGGCGGCTATGCTGCCTTAGAATTTCTCTTGAAAGTCTATTCATACCCGAATCTATACTACTTTCAAGACCCTTTTAAAGTTTCTTTAGATTCTCAAGTTAAATATGGCTGGATTACCAACGAAGTAACCCGCCAAATCATGATTCGTGACGCACAGATAGCTATTGATAACAACTCTCTCCTAGTCAATAGCACTGAACTTCTCAAACAAATGAAAACATTTGTTAAAAGTGAGAAGAACGACAAAATCCAAGCCGCTCCCGGCAAACATGATGATTTAGTAATCGCTCTCCTGATTGCTTTACAGATGGCTAAGCTAGTGTCTTTCAAGCCTAAAGCTCCGAGACCTAGTAAAGCCCCGAAATATTCATTCGATTGGTGGATGGATCAAGCAACGGGTAAGAATAAAAGAGCGTATTACTAAAAATGTACGAGAGAGAGCAAAAAAGTGGAGAAGAGTCTTGGAGAGTAGCGACTGGCTATAGTCGAGATTCGGAGGTGAAACGCTAATGTACGAGCGTGAACCGAAGAATGGAGACTTAGCCTGGGAGATCTGGCATGCTCGCCTACAGTACTCTCTAGATTGGAGACAGAAGAAGTACTGGAATGGCGATAAGGCATGGAATGAAGCCTATGACCTCTTTAAGGGTCTCCACTGGGAAGAAAGAGACTACGATAAGCTCTCTTCTGAGAATGTTTCCAATAGAATCGTAGTCAATATCACGGCTAGCACAATACTTAGTATCGGGCCGTTCATTATGAACAACCCCTCTAAGTTCATGCTAAAGCCCCGTAAACCTGGGGCTGCCGTTTCTGCTCAAATTCAACAGGATGTCCTTAATTACGAATGGCAACACAAGGACATGCAAGAGCAGATACGCAAATGTCGTGATGATGCCATGATCATCGGGCATGCTATTTGTAAAACAGGGTTCACTCTAGCAGTTGATAAGGCAAGATCGAAGGAAGATGGGGATATCGTCTATGACGATGATATCACGGAAGAATCTCCCTATATTAAGCGTATCGATCCGAGATTATTCCTATTCGATCCGCTTTCCCCGGAGTATAATCTAGAAACTTCCAGATGGTGCGCGGAGATATTCTTTCAACCTATTGCTGATATTCTCTCCAATAATGAGTATGAAGAATCTGTAATTGCTGACATCAAATCTGGCAAGTATAAGATTCAAACTCGGGAGAATATTTTTAATGATAAGTACTCGGAGACCTTCAACACCTGGGATGATTCGACCTATTGCCCTGAATCTGAGCTAGGGATACTCTTTGAAGTTTGGGATCGTAAGTTTAATCAGGTTCTCACTTTCGCGGCAGGAGTTAAAGAACCTTTAAAAATCAAAGATAATCCGTACTTGTACCTTAAAGGCGAGTTTCCGTACAAGAAAATGGATTACATCCCGCTGCCGAATGAACCTTATGGAGTAGGTATCCCCTATTTCATGAAGCATCAACAGCATGAACTGAACCGACATCGGACCGCTGCTTTTCAGCATCGTAGAAGGTTCAATCGCAAATACGCTGTTGTCAAGAATGCAGTAGATGAAGCTGAACTGTCGAAGCTTGAAGACGGTCCGGATGGCACCATCGTAATGGTAGGCGCTCAGGGAGCAATTGATCCTATTCAGGATGCTCCTCTCTCTGTAGACTATGAGCGAATTGAAGGTAACATCAAGCAAGACATCTACGAGCTTACGGGTTCTGATTCCCTATTTCGGGGTGGAAATCTTCCGAGTAGGACAACCGGGACAGAGGTTCAAACTCGTTCCGGGATATTTTCCCTTAAACTTGATGATAGAGTTAAGGGAATCGATGACTTCATTAAGTCAGTCGGAAGACAAGTTCTCGCTCATATCAAGGACAACTACATTACGGAAAAGGTTGTCCGTATCGTAGGGATGCAAGGTATGTACTGGGTTAAGTATAACCCTCAAGATATCCAGGATGAAGTTGATATTGATGTCTCTACTGCTGCTGCTTCCAAAGTTGATCCGCAGATGGATAGAGCGCAGCGTATTCAAGTCTTGCAGACTTTAATGAATCCTGTTGTAATCCAGATGGTACAGGCAGGATTGATTAAGGGAGTTGATTATACGGAACTCATCAAATGGGTGTTAGAATCCATGAATGAAGGAAAGGACATTGGAAGATTCTTCCAATACGCTTTGATACCGAATCAACCTCTAAACGAGATAACACCGCAACAGCTAGAGTCTATCATGATGACCCAGGCTGCTTCAGGTGGAGCGGGTGGTGGTTCTGCGCAACCGACAGAAGGCCCGCCATCCACTCTAGAAGATTCCCGTAAGTCGCTTAGTGCTTCCGCTAACACGAACGGACTTGCGGGTATATTAGGCTAGCTTTGCCAGGATGAAATTTTCAGTAACTTTAAATTTCATCGAAAGGTAAAACAATGGTTAAAAAGTTTCTTTTTCTGGTAGTTCTCCTAGCTGGCATTTCAGCTACGGGCATGTCGCAAGATGCTCCCAAGTATCTTGGTGGTGGTGTCAATCTATCTACCACTACTGGCACTCTACAGACTACGACCGTAGGTGGTGGATTTGTCGAAGGTAATTACCCTCTCTTCTCCATCTTTGAAGTCAAAGCTAAGATGTCGGTCGATTCAGGATCTCGTTTCAGCTTTGCCAAAAATACTACGGTTAACGTAGTTCCTGAAATGAGAATGTTTATTCCTCTGAATAAGCATGTGGAAGCGTTCGCCGCTGGTGGCGTGGATAGTCAGATGATTACTGGAAATATCCAGAACTTCTTCAATCCTACTGCTACCGTCGGACTTCGGTTTGCTAAAGCGTATGATGTTAGTTTCACTCGTCTCTTTGATACGATGAATACTAACACAAATGCTGGTGCAATGAGTGGTTTCCGCTTCAGCGGCAACGTGTTTCGTCCGATTCGACCCAACATTGCGGTTATTGGCGGTTTCGACTATGACCGTCAACTGAGACAGAATGGACTAGTCCCTGGCTCTCAGTTCAAAGCTCGAATCGGTCTAGCTCTCAAGTAGTCCTAGCGCGTAAGGACGCGGGGGCTGTGTTGTAGGAGAGCTACATAGTCCCCGCATTATTTAGTTTTTAAAGTTTATTTAAAAAGTATGGGAGCCCTAAAGGGCGATCATAAAACGTACCAGTTATAAAATAAGTTTTATGCCTTTAAGAGAGTATCAATGCGAGAATGTGGACTGTGAAGAATACGGAATCCGTCTGGAACGTATCGTATCTGTCCATCAAGATTATCGAGATGAACTCTGTGAAGGCTGCGCTCTCCCGTTAGAACCAATATTCCCCCTAGTGTCGGTGCAACCTGACAATATGTGGGCGGGCACTAACACTAATTTAGGTTACGTTACCTCTAAGTCTGACTACAACAGAATGATGAAAGAGCGTAATCTGGAGCCTACTAGCAAGTACGACCGTGAAGTAATGAGACGTAGAATTCCTAGCATCCAAGCTGAAAAGCGTGCTAAGGCGGATACACAGATAGAGAAGTGTATCCATGAAACTCTACGTGATGTAGAATTCCCCGACGCTGGATAAAAGTCTTATCAGGCAGCGAGTATTGTGTTGGTCGGATCTCAATTAAATCCATTCGACTGGTTTCCTAGTAGGCTCCAGGTGAGTAACTACTGGCGGTAAGTGCTCTTTCCAAGAGGGGTTAGAGTAAAAACAAACCCCAACTTTCTCTCATCTCTCCTAAAATTCTAACCTCAAAGCTCTCCGCTCCGTAGGAGAGCTATGCCGAAACTCAATCTCCAACAGACCCCAGAACAGCAAGCGGCTGCCTTAGAGGATGCCGCTAGCCAGACTTCCTATCTTTCCGATGATGACGTATCCATTGACTTCGATGACAATGGACAGCTACAGCTTGTAGACAATCGTAAACCGGAAGATAAAAAAGAGGAAGAACTTAAAGTTAATGAAGATTCCGACTCTCCCGAAGACTCTCCCGATCCAGTCGAAGCCAGATTCTCCAAGATTGAAGAGACTCTTAACAAGACTCTCGATGCTATTACCAAACTAGCCGAAGGTAAATCTCCTACTCCTGCAAAAGTACAGGAAGATCAGGAACCGTCACTTGAAGGTTTGGATCTCAATGATCCTCAAGTCTTCATGAAGTATCTGACGGACACCATAGACCATAGAATCTCCAAAGTTATTCGTCCCTATGAAGCTGGATTTAAAGAGATGGATGTGAAGCAACAGCTTCAACATGTCTACAATAAGTTCGGACCCGAAGTTGTTAAGAAAGAAAATACAGATCGTATGTCTGTATTGATTGTTAACAATCCGGGAATGACTGTTGAACAGGCATGGCATACTATCCAGGCTCTTGATAAATCTATTCCTAAGTCAAACACCCCCGCTCCCTCACCTAAGAGTAAAGAGCAGGTTTTGACTAAGCAGAAAAACCTTGCTCTAGACTCTGACAGAAGTGTCGGGGGTGGTACTCCCGTTCCTAAAAATAACGGGAAGAAAATGACTATCGAACAAGCAACTGAGGCCGCTATAGCCGAAGTGCTCGGACGTAGTAACTAAAGTAACTTTAAAAAAGGGAGAGATTCAAATGTCTAATCCTAATTTTGATGCGATTATCTCTACTACGCTGAAAAATTATCGGCCTACGTTGAATGATAATCTTACTAACCATCAAGCTCTAACGTTCCAGCTAAACAAGAAGGGATACGTTAGGGAGGATCGTGGCGGTACTACCATCGTAGAACCGTTGCTCTATGGTCGTAATACTACCGTTAAGTCCTATGACGGTTACGATATCATCGATACTTCTCCGCAGGAAGGTATCACCTCTGCCGAGTTTAACTGGAAGCAGATTGCTGGTTCTGTAACGATCTCTGGTCGTGAGGAATTCATCAACTCGGGTTCTAAGACTCAGGTTATTTCATTGCTGAGAGCTAAGATGACTCAGCTTGAAATGTCCATGCAGATCGAAATGAATGCCCAGTTGCAAGGTGATGGTACTGGTAACGCTGGTAAAGACCTTACTGGACTTCAGCTTGCGATTGAAGACGGTAACGCTTGGTCTACCTACGGCGGTATCGATTCCAACGCTTATGCCTACTGGCGTAATCAGTGGATTGGGAATAACGGCGGCGGTACTATTACCTTTGGTACTACTTCCACCTATGGTGTCTTGATTCGTATCATGACCACTATGTACAATTCCTGTATGCGTGGTACGATCCGACCGACACTAATCGTAACTGATCAACAGATCTATGAGATCTACGAGCAGTTCATGCAGTTTACTTCCCCTAACTACCAGATTCCGGTTGATAGGGAAATGGCTGATGCTGGATTCATGAATCTAGCATTCAAGGGTGTTCCTATGGTCTTCGATCAGGATAACCCCGGATTCGCCTTTGGTGCGTCTAACAACCACGAAATGCGATTCCTTAATGCTGATTTCCTCCGACTGGTTATCGGGTCTGGTAAGAACATGGTTACTACCGATTTCCAGCGACCGGAGAACCAGGATGCGCGTGTTGCGCAGACTCTCTGGTACGGGAATCTGACTTGCGCTAATCGCCAGCGACAAGGGCTCATTAACATCGATCTAATCTAGTAGGTATCTAATGTTAGAACTTGTTGCAAAATATACGTTTCCGGATACAGCTTCTCATACGCTGTCGTCTATTTTGTCAAGTTTGGGATTAGAAGAATCTTTCTTTTGGTTCTCGGATATTTACTTGACCTTGGAGTCAGGGTCAAGTATTTCTCCGGGGGCAGGAAGTGGGATTACATCTACTCAGGGTTGGCATAACACTAGCATAGTTGATCCTACCACTACTTGGGGATCAGTTACTTTTACAGCTAGCGTAGCTAATGCCGTGATTAAGATCTGGCGTAAGACTTAAATTTACTTTAAAAAGGAGAAGAAAAATGTCTGTCAAGCTACTCGGTATTAACATTCTTCGTGTTGACACCACTGCCAAGCATGAGCCCGGTCTAGTGGTCTATGACGTTCGAGGCGGACAAGGGTTGAAAACTGCCTCTGACGTACTGCCTGCCACTGGCGCTGCTGTTGCGGGTCCGTCTGTTCAGACTATCCTAACTCAACTGCTGGATGGTGCTGCGGAGTTTAAGTACATCAAGGCAGGTTCGGCTATCGCTCCTGGCGATCTGATCATTCTTGATACTTCTGTCCCGGATGGTACTCAGGCTATCCCTAGTTCGGCTGTTTCTCAGCCGGTTCTAGGTGTAGCTATCCCGACAGAGGCTTCGTATTCGGGTACTCCTCTAGTCTCTATTCCTTCCGGTTCTTATGGATGGGTTCAGATTAAAGGTTTCGTCAGGTCTAATACCACTACCGCTCCGTTCTACGGTCTCAAGGTGACTGCTAACGGTGCGGCTGGAAACCAGTTGGCCAGTTCTGCCACTGCTACTAAGGCAGTTCAGATTACTTCCGCTGGCCCGTCTAACGCTGAAGTTATTGCGGCTATTGCTAACGGTACTGGAGTGGGCATTGTTCAGCTCGTTGCCGGTGCTTCTGACGGTACTACGTCTAGAGCGGCCTGCTATATCTACTAAGATGGAATTTAAAGTTTCTTTAAATCTGACTAGTGATAAGCTACAGGCTACGCTTACTGTGGATGATGTGGTAATCACCAAAGACTTCTCTGAAGTTGAGGATTACCACGTCGTTGCACAGGAGCTTTTAAACGAGCTTTTCTCAAACTCCACGATAAAGGCAGAGCAATTAACTGTTCTCCGAAAACAGCTAAAGGTCTCCGAGATTATCACGCGAGATATTCGCTCTACCTTGTGGGAGAATGTAGAAAATGTCGTGCCAGTTCACTACGGATAGATGCGTAGTTCCTGCTTATCCTACGCTAATCGTTACCCTAGATGGATCTAACATCTGTGTGTACGTCAGTCTAAATGATGATAACTCTGATCCAGTAGTATTTGATAAAAGCTATGCAAATACTATGTCGGATTTAGAGATAGCCACAGATTTAATTGCTGAGATAGGTTCTCGTATCAACTCTGATATGGTGACTGGATATCTCAGAGGCTTCTCTATAGTAGAAGCTGTACATCGCGGATTCGCTGCTCCTGTAACAGCTTCCGGAATGTCCTTTAGGGTGCTAGGTTCGGCGTCTGATCATAACGCTAAGACTAGCAGCGCTCAGTTGATAGCTAATACGGGAGATAATGAGTTTCATTTGATGACCTTATCTTTTGAAACTGTCACTCTAACTGGATTGCCTATCCTGGCTACATGTAGTGTTGGGATTACTGGAGCTAATTACAACGATATGATCCAGTTAGCTTCGTTATCTTCACTTTTAGACGGCATAACTACAGTAACTTTAGATGCTGGATCTAAAAAGATACCCGCTAATACGGATATCAAGGTAAAGATGGTAACTCAAAGTAGTGCAACAGCACACTATTTCCGTGTAGCTATGATGGGTCATAACGGATTCGTTTAAGGGAGGTGAGAACTATGGCTAGACCGAAAAAGAAGAGGAGATACTAATGAATCAAGAGCAAGCTAACAGTATGCGGCTAATTGAGATTTGCACTCCGTTTGAACCTCAATGCAAGCAGCGTAAGCTAGTAGACGCTTCGCTAAGCTTATCTGATCTACAATTGATCTATGGTAGACAGGCTACTATCTCGTTTGTAGAGCAGACTCCGAACATTGAAACGGTAGCTACTGAAACTATCTTAGGGGTAAGTCCTAAGAAAGCAAAGAAAGAATAAGAATTATGCCTACTCTCCGAATTGATACTGAAGATCCGAACGTTCAACAACTGGCCAATGCCTTTGAGTCAATGGCTCAGGGATTCGTTCCCGGTGAAGACGAACTTAAAGAACCTTTAAATTCGTTCGACGAAGTTGATCCCGTAGAAGGCAAGCCGAGAAAGAAAATGCTGCTACGTAGTATCTACGTAGATAGCAAGAACACGAGACGCACAAGGGTGGAATTCAAGCCGTCTATGTGTACTCGACCTAATTGCGGCTATGATGCTGCTACGGCAAATAAATACAAGAGTTGGGATCACGTTCCCCCTCCGATTCGTCCAGCCCTTCTCGATGCACTGAAGAATCATATTGAGAAGATTCATAGCATCGCTGAAGAAACTATCGTCTATGAAGACGAATTGCCGGGTGAATGGCTAGGACGTGACGTAACCACCTATTAAGGAGATACAATGGCTGCTGGTGATGTTAGATCTAGGAATCTAGCCCGAGTAGAAGGCGATGGAGCTTTGACCTTAAGTGCTGCCGCTGCGTTTAACCTTGCTGGTACAGCCAACGTGGTTATTACTGTGTATAGGGGTACTCTAAGGGTTGGTCAGCAGGGAGCGACTACAGCTACAGCTGGCTATAAGCTAGTAAACGGAATGGATGGGCATAACAATAGCCCCGGTACTTTAATACTACCTACAGTAGTAGTGGCGAATATGGATGTATTCGTACAGGGTGCCGAGATTTGTTACTTTGATATTCTAGGAATCTATACGGCTTAAAGGAACTTTAAAAAATGTCTACTGTAAATCAGATAGCACAATTTCTAGTCCGGGAACATTCCGAATCTTCGGATGATCCTAACTACATTTCTATCCTAGAGGGATGGATCATTGAAACTGTAGAAGAGATTGCTGCTGCCGGACTGTGGAAATTCTTCCGAAAGGATTACTCGTTCGCTACAGTAGCGTCTACGTTCCTCTATATACTTCCTAGTGAAGCTAAGGAAATGGATTTCCTAAGGTTTACGGATACCAATCTCCCCCTAGATTTTCTGAATCCTGCTCGTCTCCCACAATTTGGAGAGGATTTTGAGAGACTAGCTAGGCCGTATGTATGGTGGTATGAAGATGCGGGAACAGTAAGCGCCTCGTTCACGTATAAGATCCGTTTATTCCCTACACCGGACACTGTATACACCATTGAGGCTCCTTACTACTATGTTCCTACTGGACTAACCACCAGTTCTGATCTTCCATTGCATCAGGAATTCTTATCAACAATGAAGCTTAGAGTAAGAGCTTTCATGGATAAGGATGATGGGGACTATGATGGATACGATAGAATGATGAGTAAATACGAGAGTAGATTAACTACTCTGAAAGCGGCTAATGAAACTAAACCTGATGCCAGACGTAGATTGCAAGTAACTGATTTGGGAGTTACTGACAGCAGGGGTAAATACGCGAGACTAGATCCGAGTCATTTCCGTAGTAATTGGGGTTCTTAAAGTAACTTTAATCTTTATGGCTAGACAGCCAGTGCGAGTGCTCGCAGCATAGGTTATCCTATAATGCCTAAACTTCAACCGGATATCACTGAAGACGAATTCACTCAATCATCCTTTGGTGGTGGTATCAATACCAGTGTACCTGCCAATGCTTTAAAGGATGACGAGGTTGTAGATGCTAGGAACTTTGAGTTAGATCAAGATGATAATCTAGTAGTTCGTCAGGGTGTTACTGGTGTAGGAAATGGGGCTTTATGGGATCAGGCTATTTGGGATCAGGATTTGTGGTCGTCTCAGTCCTATCCCAAAAGGATAACTTCTATTAACTACTTCCAGAATGATGTAGGATTTGTGGGAATCCTATATACTACTGGAACTAGTCTTTACTCTAGAACGATCAACGAAGTTATTACCGATCTTACTGGGGCATTAGTTCTACCGGATGATGTATTCTGGCAATGGGTAAACTTCAATGGAATTGCAATCGGAGTTAACAAGGCTACCTCGGGATCTAACCCTATTAAGGTTTCCGGACCTGCTCCCGGAACAGCAGCACTACTGGGGGGAACTCCTCCAAAGGCTAAATACATCGAGATATGGAATTCCAGAGTTTGGGTGGTTGATGCTGCTAACCCAAATACCGTCAAGTCCAGTAAACTTGGAGATCCTGAAGATTGGACGGACAATGCAGGCGCAGACAGAGCAGTAGCCATAGATATTGATAAGAACGATGGAGATAAGATTACTGGCCTTAAGAGTTTCAAAGGTCGTCTCTTTATCTTCAAGTCTAACAGTATCTATGTCTTAAGCTCTCAGGTAGATAGTGTTGCTGGCACCAATAATATCTTGACAAACACTGATCCTGATTATTTTCAGGTTGATCTGTTTACCAAGAATATCGGATGCATAGCTCCCTATACAATTCAACCAATCCTAGACGATGTATTGTTTCTATCTAAGTCTGGAGTGGCTTCTCTACGTGCTGCTCAAGTGGTGGCTGACTTTACGTCTAGCTTACTGTCTATTAAGGTTAAAGATATTGCAGGCATTGCGAAGAATGTAGAAGAAATATCGGCCCATGTAGTTACGGAACAGACACAGTATCTTCTATCGATTCCTGCTAACATCTCCCCTAGTGGTAGTGATATAGTCTTTGTTATGGACTATAGGAAGATAAATGAAGGATCGGTTAGATGGTTGATCTTTGACGGGTATCCAGCGGGTACTTGTTATGATAGCTTCATAGACAGTGATGGAAATCAAGCCCATCTAGTGGGATGCGTGGACAGAACCTTGGATCAGTACTTTATAGGATTCTACATTCCCAAGGTAGCTATTAGAACATATAGGGATGGTGGTATTTCCTACACCAAATCTATCCTGTCCAAGAAATTCGACTTTTCTAAAGTTTCTTTACGAAAGCTCTTTAAGGAGTGGGCACTAGCTGTCAGCGTTAAATCCGATTCGGTAGCTATCACACTCAAGTACTTCCTAAATGATTCTAATCAAGAAGCAGGTACTTATACTTTTAACTTCCAAAAAGAAGCGAACAGCGCTCTTTGGGGAAGTCTAATTTGGGGTACAGACTTATGGGGAGCTACCTCGGGGGATCTGGAAGCATTTATTCGTAGGGCTTTTCTACGCAATTCAAATGGTAGAAAAGGTCGCAACATTCAATTTGAAGTTTTCAATGCTCAAATAGATCAGGGTTTTGCTATCAATAATCTTAGTATCGTGTATTCGGTACTCAACCGTAAGCACACAAGTACAGCTTAGGAGAAGAAATGCCGGCTTCTGGAATTACAGTACCTAATACGTTTGTCCCCGATACTACGATTGAATCGGCAGAGGTTAACACTAACTTCTCTACGGTTTATACTAGGGCAAACAAATTAAGAAGAGTCATCAATTCGCAGTTTGCTGATTCTGGCACCCCTGCTAGTACTACAGAGACTACTCTGTATACATTTACTTTGGATGCTGGTTTACTAGGAACCAATGGGGATGTGTTCTTTTTTGATGTATCCTTCTTTACTGACGCTACGAATACTACTAAGGTTATCCGAGTTAACTTCGGGGGTACTAACCTAGCTGTTATTACTTTTGATACTGCTGCTGAGACACAAAGTACTACGGGTAGAATATCCGGTTATATTCTTAGAAGGGACGCTACTAATGGAGTCCAAGTGTTTAGTGTGTTTAGTGGTGGTTCTGCCTCTGATGTTGTAAGTACTACTGCTAACTTACAATTCATGAGAACTGAGGTTAAAGCATTTACATTTGCCAATGCTCTAGTATTCAATATTACTGGACAAAATGGTACAGCAGTAGCTAATCAGATCGTAGCTCGGGGAATGGTCCTGGAATATGCGGGGTTATAATGCCGTTACTTGCTAGACAGAACAATTTTGTTAATGGTACTACTGCCGACGCGGATCAGGTTGATGCTGATTTCAACAACCTTGTAAATGCGTTAAATGGTACTACTACGAATACTGGCGTACTTATTCGTAGTAACGATACCAACTTCGCTACCTTACGTTGTGATACTCTTAGTACTAATAATGCGTTTGAAGCGGCTGTTTCAGGCATTCTTAAAGTTTCTGTAAATAATAGCGGACAGATTATATCCGCTGTTGCTGGCGGTACTGCCCCTATTTCAGTTACTTCTACTACTGTATGTCCAAATCTAAATGCGGATTTGATAGATGGAATTGATGGATCAAATCTAGCTAAGTTGGATACACATAAGGCTGCATGGTCCTTTGGTTGGTTTTATCCAACTCCACCCGCAGCAGTAGAGGGCACACAATCTGTACATGACTTTAGTGTACCTGCGGGTAATTCCATTACAGCTGCCGAACTAAGAATTATTCGTACTGGGGGTTCTCATACTGGAGCGACGGTCTTAACCTTCACTATCTTTCGTAGGGATTCGACTGGCGGCATTCTAGCTGATTTAGGTACTATCTCCCTAAATGATACTAATGCTTCTTCTGGGGTTACTTATACTAACAATATTACGGATGTCCCCCTAAATAGTGGAGATAGATTATCCGTAATCTTGACTACTAGAACGGGTAGTCCTACTGAAAGCCAGATTACTGTAATCGTTTGCGGTACACAGAAGTTTACGACTTAAAGTTACTTTATGAGTTTAGAGACCCTACAACCTGGAAATCATACGTCTCCGGATACTACAGCGAATGCAACCAATACGCATACTAACACCGGTGCCACTGGTGGATGCGATGGTATAGCAAGTAATCCAGATCAGAGCTATAGAGCACATACTATACCCAGTTCTACTAAGCCCAGGATTCAAGATAAGAGACTTAAGTTTAATTGGGTTATAACCCTAGTTACTGGTACTACCGGAACTTGTAGGACTCTAATTGAATATTCCCTAAATGGTGGTGGTTCTTGGAGTACAGCAGTAGACATTACTAATAGTAGTAATACCAGTGCTTTAGATCTTTCAATGGGAGCAGCACAAGATTTAACACAGGTTCAAGTTAGATTGCTGTGCGATGGTTCTGGTCCTACTACTGGAACTGAAAGAGGAATGACTTTTAGCTTATCTAATATTAGGGTAGAGGTCACTTATCTAGGGGATACTGGAGCAAGCGGAGGAATGATGTAATTATGGCACTTAGTCAATATCAAAAAGAGTTACAGAAGCTTGGTCCTAATGCGACTGCTGAGCAGAAACGTGCCTTAAATCTAAAGTTCTTCGGAGATATTGATAGGTCTCAGATCCCCGGTGACGCTCAGATCATAGAAGATGTGCCTGGAGAGTTAGTCCGATATAAGGACAAAGACGGATTTGTTCATACCCTACAGCGCCAATTCGACGCCACTAAAGCGGATCTTGGTAAGGTAAATGAGACTACCAATAGACCCGGCGTTGTAACTCCTCCTGAAGCTACGAATTTACAGAATCAATTACTGACTTCGCTTGCTGGAAGGCTTCAAAATCCGTATGATCTAGATCCCGGACTTAATCAAGCAGTTCAGGATATCAACTCTGCCGAACAAACGCAGTTAGATCAACAATTTAGTGAAGGTGCTGATAGATTGGTAGCTTCCCTATACGGACGGGGAATCAATAAATCGTCCTTAGCTAACGATGCCTCTGCCCGTTTTCTACAGGATCAGGGATTAGTTCGTGCTCAGGCTCTAGCTAATGAAGGCAGCAGACTGCTACAGGCTAGGGGTATTGGTCAGCAACAGCAAAGTTTAGATCAGACATTAGCTCTTAGTCTGTTAGGTCAGGGTAGTCAGAATCAGGCCACATCTGGGCAGCTGTCATTGCAGAAGCAGCAACTAGATCAGGCGATGCAACAATTTTTAGAAACTTTAAAATTGGAGCGAGACAAGTACGAACAGTCCCAGAAGACTAGTTTGTTCGATCAGATTACTAAAGGTCTTGGTGCTGCTATCTCGATTGCTGGTGCTCCGTTTACGGGTGGTGCCTCCCTAGCGGGTCTAGGCGGTCTATTTAAGGGTAGCAGTACTGGTGGTATCGTGGATTCCCCCATGTCTGGAGGGGGTGGGGGAATCTTTGATACTGGAAGTATTTTCGCGTAAGGAGGTTTTATGCCTGATACTCCGGTTCAACAGCAGCCGATTAACATTGAAGAAGAGTTATCACGTATAGCTTCTTCTTTCCGAACGTTTCAACCACAGCAAGGTAGAGTCCAGGGTATTCTAGGTGGTATTCAGAATGCTCTGGCTATCCTAGCCTCTAAAGATCCTGCTTCTACTATAGGTCAGCAGCAGCAGGCTAAGCAGGCTAGCCAGGAAAGATTACAAGCTTTGATGCTTGCTCAACAGCAGGCTATCCAGAACTTTAGGTTTCAGGATCTAGCTAATCGTATTCAGGAACAGCGAGATGTGAATAAGGAAATGCGTTCCGAGGAATTCACGAAGCGGGCAGAGGTAAGAGCAGAGGATCGGGATGTACGTAACTACTGGAGAGAACAATTCGGTAGGGAAGACATAGAGAATCTTAAATTTAAGCAAGCTAAAGATCTTACTGAAATCAATTTCCAGAACAGTAAGACTATGGCTAATCAGAATAATGAATTCGCCGAGAAGCTTGCTAACCTCCAGTCTCGAAATGAGCGGTTAGGGTCGATAGCTAAATTCACTCTACCTATTCTATACTCCGGTAAAGTCTCTGGAGATCAGGCTTATGAAATTTATAAGTCGATTGAGGAGACTGGTAAGATTAGTCCGCAGCAGGGCACGATTATTGGTAAAGCCGCTCAGCAATTGCAGCAAGAGGAGCGGAATTTTGAACTACGCAAAACTGCTCTCATGCATAGGAGTGTAGGTGGAGCGGGTGGGGGAAGCAAGGGTTACTTAGATATAGAAGAAATTCAAAAGCTCGCTACTAAGATCGCGTCAACTGAGGAGCTTTACCGTATGCCGGATGGTACGGTACAATTTGGACAGAGAAATGCTGCGGGCATGATTCAACCGCCTGATGCTGGAAAGAGGCTTTCTCTTGCTGAAGCTACCCAGTACGTATTCAATGAATATGTGCCCATTATTCAGGGATTCGGCCGTACCCCTTCTAATCCTAGTCAGGGTGGAAATACTGAACAGAGAGTTAAAAATCTGGAGAAACAGATTGAAGCATCTGGATCTAAAGACCCTGTTATTATTTCCGAGGCTTTAGACCAGCTATTGCAGCAGAATCCAGCGGATGCCCAAGCTATCGAGATCATCAAAACCAGATTAAGAAATTCTGCTCCCGCACCTGCTGCGCCAACAATGGCACCAGTACAGCAACCGGGGATTTCTAATACTCCTATTGGCAAGTTCTTTAAGAGTTCCGTAGAAAAGGGTAAGAAGATGGAAGAGGGTAGAATACCTCAGTATTAAAGGAACTTTAAAATGGGAGCACTGTAAGTGCGATCATAATATCTTACTCAGATAAAATTTATGTCAACTCCACAGAACGATTTACTGGACATTCTCAGGAAGCAACAGCAACCGCAGTCAGGCGGACTAGTGCTACAGGGTACGCCCGCTGTGAATCTCCAACCTACCGAAGTAGTGCCAGTTAAGGGCTATGGGGGTGCTGTGGTGTCTGCTTTATCCACGGTTGGAGATGTCCTATCTCGTGGTCAATACGCGTCTGCCAGATTCTTTGATGGTCTGGCAGATCCATCTATTGGTATCTTTGATCTAGTAGCTGAATCACTAGGCGAAGTTATCTCCCCTAAATTCCGTCTGTCCTTTTCTGATGTCATAAAGAAACGTGCTCCAGTATTTGCCAGGGAGAATCCTAAAGCTACGGCTGTACTAGGATTCCTTGGTGATGTGGCATTAGATCCTACTACTTATCTTGGTGTCGGATTCGCTGGAAAAGGAATCAAGATCGGGGGTAAGGTACTCACTAAGACAGGTGTTGAAGCCCTCGGCGGTATCCGTGGCGTACTGGCTAACAGGGAAGTAGTTACTGTTGCTGGCGGACTTTTTAAAGATGCTGAGAAGGATGTAATCAAAGCAGCTACTAAGGGTATAACTGCTCAGGTAGAGAAGATATCTCAGGGTAGGCTAGATAAAGAGATTGATATTCTCAAGAAAGAATATGGAGAGCAACTAGCTTCCCTTGGTATCGATATTACCTCTAAAGACTTCACTGGCGCAGCATTGAAAGAGCTTAACACCACTGTCTTAGGTGGTGACTATGATGGTGTTATCCGTAAGCTGTCAGTAGATGAGGTACGTCAAACTGCTGAACAAAGGTTATCTTCCCTAGTTGAGATGGCACCAGAGCTTAGGGATAAGATCTTTAAGCCGAATACTGGAAATATCAAGTTGAATGTAGGTGTTCCGTTCGGACCCCAAAAGCAATTTGATATTCCCGGTACTGAGGCTATCAGAGCATTAGGTCTCTATCCGCTTCAGAAGTCTATTAGCTTTCTGGATAAATTGAGGGAGACTGTTATACAGGGTAAGTATACCCCAGAAACAGTCTCTAATATTTTAGAGAAGTCTAAAGGTACTGGACAGGCTCTAAGGTATGCTTTTAATCGTCCTATGGACGAGCCATATAGAGCTAAGGTCGTTACTCTACAGAATGAGTTTAACAGTTTGGCTAATAGTCTGGAAAAGACTGTAGTTGAAATGGGGAGAAAAGTTCCCGTAGATCGCAGGGAAGTACTTGGTAGGGTTGCTCGTAATGTAGATGATCAGTCCTCTAAGTTCCGATTTGTGAATAAAAGAGAACTTACTCAGGCTGAAGCAGATCAGATCTGGAAAGATGAGCTTTCTAAAGTTTCTTTAAATCCTGATGAAATGAATGTTCTAGCTCGTATGCAGCAGGATTTCAAGAATGCTATGGAATTGGAAATGGAAGCAGGGTTACTATCTCATGGGCTTGCGAACTACATCCCGCGCAAGTACGGGATCAATGCCGAAGAAGTGCCCGCCAATTTTATCACGCGATACGAAGCGTATATTGGCGATGCTGATACAACCTCATTCATCTCCAAGAGAAAATATGGCTTATCAACTTACTTACCTTCGTCCAAGGCCCGACATTACGTCACGTCTGCCGACGCTGAGGCTATGGGCCTGGTGCCGGAGCTTGATATCCTCGCCCTGTATGCACAGCGTATGCTCTCCTCTCGCAGAGCACTCGCTATAAATCAGTTTCAGGAGAGTATTAAGCAGATATACGGAGTGCCACAAAACATAGAATGGGCGTCTAAGGAGTTCGTAAAAGGTTCTGCTCCTGATATTACTAATCCGGGCAGTATCATCAAGTGGGATATACCTACCCATATCATTGATGATATCAAGTTGCTAGGGGAATCCGTTTATCCCCAGAATATGAATGGTTCTACTCGTAGCTTGCTTGGATTCGTAGATTCTATTACTGGCGTCTACCGTCAAGTTGCTACTGTTGCTAAGGTTAGCTTCGCTCCTAAGCAATTGGCCTCTAATACATTTCAGACAATTCTGGCTCAAGGGATTAGGGGGGCTAAGGCGTTTGATCCGAGAGCATTCATTGATGCTGCTTTCTTGCTTCAGGATAACTATCGGAATAAGACTACGAAGCTTCCCGCTTTTTTCTCCAACTTTTTCAGTGAATTTTTAGGAACTGGAGAAAAAGGCGCTGATGCTGTATTAGCAGAACGAATGATGCTGTCCAAGGTAATAGGAGAGGAACAGTTATATGATTATGCCAAGGACTTTACTAAGCGTACAACCTTGGGTGAAACTTATACTGGACAAGATCTAATTCGTGTAGCGCAAGAGAATGGGGTAATGCGAGGATTCGATTCTCTTGGTAATAGGTTTGATAAGAACTTACAGCAGCTAATGGCGTATGATCCTAATAACAACTGGCAAGTTACTAAGGAACTAGCCAAGTGGTGGAAATGGCCCGGAATGGCTGAAGATTATGGAAGAATGACAGCTTTCATAAACTACGTCGGAATGGGTTATTCCCCTAAGCAAGCGGCTGAAGAAGTTAATAAAGCGCTCTTTGACTACCAGTATGGTCTAACTAGTTTTGAGAAAAACTTTGTCCGTAGGATTGTACCTTTCTATACTTTTCAACGATTCGCTATCCCGTTTGTTCTTAAGAACTTAATGAATCAACCGGGCAATATAGCGACTGGTGAAAAGTTTGTACAACTAATGGAGCGTCTACTAGTTTCTCCGGAGGATACTCTGAATCCCTCGGAACGAGAGATATTTGGTGACTCTCTACTAGTTGAGCAGCCGCATATCTACGTCGGATTCGATAAGACTGGACAAGCTAAGTTTAATATTTTCAACAACCTTACTCCATTGGATGTATTAAGCTTCTTTGTCTATGATCGTAAGACCGGACAGTTAGACGTAGAGAGAACTGCTCAGAAGAGTGTTCTAGCTGCTATCACTCCATTTCTTAAAGTTCCTTTAGAAGTTGCTGTCGATAAGAACTTCTTCTCTGGTAGGACTATAAGTGATGGTGGAAGTCTAGGAGATCTGTCTGGTGGTAATCTGGACTTTGTAATGTCCTCTGTTCTACCTGATCCTGTAAGAAGGCTCATAGGATGGGAGAATAGGACCAATTTGGTAAGTGGTAAAACTACTACTTACATTAACCCTTATTTGGCGTACTATTCATTCAATGCTTTGCCTGCATTGAAACAGTTTGTACGTCCCTTTGATGCTGATAAAACTAATTTAGAAGCAGCTATGGAAATCATAGTAGGTATATCCCCGGTTAAGATTTCCCCTAAAGAGCAAAGAGATTGGCAAGAGTTAGGGGAGACCAACAAGCTTAGGGAACTACAGGCTGATATCCGTACTGCTAAGCTTAGAGGTTCTGAGACTCTGTATGATCAGAGACTACGAGAGTATCAGGACTATGTAGCTACCCTAACTGTTGCTAGACGGAAAAAGCATGAAGATGCAGTAAGGGGTCCAGGTTTAGGAAGTCAACCTACTAATCCTGTTAATGCTGAACAAGAACAAAAATAAAGGAACTTTAAATGCAGATAACTTTGGATTGGGAGCTTTTGATGAAACTCATGGTGCTAGGTGGTATGGCGATTGGAGCAATAAGTTACCTGCATCGAGCTATGAAATATCTACAAGGTATTGAGACTAAGTTAGAGCTTATTAGGCAGGAACTTAGTCTCAAATACGATTCCCTAGATTCTAGAATTAAGGTTCTAGAAGCAAGGACTAAGGATTAAGTTCTCTTATCTGTAGAGTCCATCTTAATAAGTCTAGCTGGCCCTGCGGACGGCTTAGGCGGTTCAGGTGGTGGCGGTACTTCCTTGAGTTTAATTCCATTGAATTGATCTCTCGGAATTGCCGCCACTTCTAATTGCAGAGATTTCATACTATTAGACATATTGATATCTAATAGTTTGACGTGAGTATCCGTATCTGCAATCTTCTTTTCCAGACTAGTAAGAAAGTCCGCCAATTTTACGTTAGTCCTCTGTAGGAATTCTAACTTCTCGATAGCATCCTTCAGCTTACTAACGATCTCGGACAGTCCTATAATCCTTACCGGACTTTCCTTTGATGCCTTCTTACTCCTTAGTTGAGCGGCTTTTGTTCTTATCTCGCTCGGACCCTCTTTAAGATCTACTGTGAGGATCTCGTAGTTAAGTTCGATCTGCTCTAATCCCTGTTCTTTCCTAAGTCGAAGGATTGTATTGTCGCTACACTTCCACTTCTTAGCAAGTGCCAGTGTGTTGTAATACTCTTTACCGTTAAGTTTCACGGTCTTAGGTAGTCCCGACTTGGCAGAGCTAGGATTATTTACTTTCTTAACCCCTCCGTTATTAAGATCCTTAGTCATCTTTTTCCTACGAGTCTCCCAAGCTCGTATAGAAGCTTCTTTTGCTCTAGGATCGCCAGGTTTGTAAGGCATGTTCTTTGTCTCCTTTTTGATTAGATGTTTAAAGTGGGATAGTCTCTTGGGTAAACGGGTCGTCTTCATTTGATCTCTTTGTATCCCTCCACTCTTCTACGAGCCTAACAATTTCTTCCTGCTTTTCTAAAGTAAATTTAGAAATCAGATAACAGAGCCTAACCATGCATACAGAGTACCATTCTAGGTATAGGACACAGAACTGATCCAATTCCTTGTTACAGAAATTACGAGGTTGCGCATGCCCCACTGCATGAGTAAGTATGTCTCCCATGACATTCAAATGGGCAGCAGTAGCTACGGTATTTATCAGGTATCCGACATACCATTCGATACTCATACCCTCTGGTATCCTATTACTTATCACCTCTTTTCTATTTCCAGGGAGATGCTCATAGTTCGGGGCTAGATTACTTATATATTCTAGGTCAAATTTGTCCTCTAATTGGTCCCTAAATTCTTTACTCATCTTGTCTCCTCTAGGTGTTAATAGGGATTATCTCCCCTCGTGGTATTAAACTCGATTCGATCTATCATTTCTCCCAAAGTTCTTTCTTTGGTGTAATGAATTATCCTGTCTTTTCCTTCTTCCCTTTCTTCCTTAGTAGGATAGCGTGATAATGCTTCATCGGCTATTTCTAAGGATTTCTGAATATGATCTAGAGTAGTTGATATCTCTTGCATTTCCTGCAAGATCTTAACGGCTACAGTCATCAACTGTTGTTCAAAAAGGGTCATATCATCCCCCTAAATCTCTAAGATCTCCTAGTCCCTGAGAGAGCGTAGAATCTCCGATGTCGTCTACACCCTGACCGAATCGCTTAGCAAACGCCAGTCTCACATCCTTTCGTAATCGCTCCATCTCAGCTTCCAGTACTCCTATGCGATCCATAGCTTTCTGTCTAAGATTAGATTGGAGCATTACTTCTTTCGTTACAGCCTCATTCCTATCAAGTATATACTTGAACTTAGTCTCAATGTGGTGCTGTACTGCATCCCCTAGAGTCTCATTATTCTTAATGCAGAACTCCACGGTGCGCATATCGTCCATCAATTCAACCTTCTTAGCAACTACCTGTATCTGAAGTTCCACTTGCTGTAATCGTTCCTCTAGCTTCTTCTCCACGCTGATCATCTCCGCATGGATTATCTGCTCGATTATCTTCAGTATTTCTCTGTCCATTTATCTCCTCTCTAGATCTAATCCAGTCTAGTGCGGATTCTAGGCTATCAAAAAGTAAATCTTCATTGATACTCCATGAACCTTTTAAGTACCTATGCGTTTGCAGTTTGTACGTTCTGATCGGTCTGATCATCTTGTCCCTCCATTCTACTTCTCAATCTAGCAGCTAGGTTAAGAAAACGTTTCTGTAGATCGCTCAGTTGTAACATTGACTTGTCATCAATTGAACTACCTGTACTATAGTTCTTTTCCCGCTGAGCATTGATAGCCATAGTTAGAATGTTCAACTCTTTTAGCGTTAGGTTTAGGTTTGCGACATCTGATTTTCTAGTCATTTTTTCTTTCCTTTCTTTTTAGGTTTGCTATCTGTAGTTTCAGTTATCTCTATATTCCAGATAGCTTTCATTAGTTTCTTTTTCAGTCTATATTCGGGAGTGCGGACCCCCTTAACGTCTTCTACTATCTGTATCCATCTTTCACCCACTTGAGTGTAGTAAACGAAATCAGCAATGTATTCAGAAATCGGCTGTCCATTTACCTCTAGGAGATAGTGTACTTGACATCGGAGGTCCGCTATTTCTCCCAAATGGAGCGAAATTTCAAGAACTTTAAATCTCTGATACTCTGCCAGAGAATCCCATTTCTTTCCCTCTCGCTCTATCTTCGCTGCATTGAATCGGAACTTACGCAACTACTTTAACTCCAACGATATGGACCGATGATCGATATCAGTAATTCAGTTAAGAAGATCAGAGGTACTATGCATCCACCTCCGGTACCAGTAGTTTGAGCAGCGGCTTTTCTAGCCTCTGATGCTGCTTTGATAGCTTCTCTAGCTATTCGTTTCTCTTCAGCCTTTCGGATAATCTCTTCCGCAAGACGCATCTTCTTTTCTTGGGCTTGGTCTTTCATAGCTTGCCATCTTTTATCCTGAAAAGCTTCTCTATTCTTTCTCTCTTCTTCTGACTCAGGCATTTATGGTAGTATCTCCCTTCCGCATTTTGCTACGCCCATTAAGATCAGTACTATGATACAGATATAGATTAACAAGGTTTCCCAATCTGTTTTATTGACATCCTTACTGATCTCTTTGGCGCAGTCACGACAAACTAAAGCGTTATCAATTTCTTTGCCACAAACTGAACACTTCATTTTTTCCTCTTTAAGATTAGTTTGAAGTATGTGCCAATCTGGTATTGACGAAAGCAATCTTTACAATTGCAAGTGTCGTCACTATCTTTGTTCTCTTTTTTCCTACCCATAGCACTCGCTTGCATATGGACAGAATTTGCATTCTGAATCTTCGGGGTCATTGTGCTCTGCCCTGATTAGTCCTTTATCGTCCCCGCTTACAATAGCTTCGTAAACTAACTTTAATTTCGCTAGTCTACCTTCCACGTACTTCCTATCCTTCTTAACTGGAATAGGCAATAGCATCTCCGAAGTATGCCTGCTCTTAATCAGAAAGAATCCATCCTCCAAATCCAGTGTAGTTAGATAGCACTGAACTTGTCCGAACCATATAGGAGATACCTTGCGTTCCTTCTTAATCTTATTCCAAGTATAGTCTTTTACGGATTTACACTCCAGTAGATAGACCTTACCGTCACGTTCCAGTAATCCATCGAAGTGTCCTATAATCCTGAAACAGTCGTCCATTCCGGGAGCACCAGGAACGGTAAATCCTACAGGTTTGCCGGACTCAATCCCTACCCATAGCCAGCGTTCAAACTCGTGCTGGTTCTTAGCCATCACTACGCTAAGCCCTGCTGAGATTAGGCTATCCAGCATATGTGCTTCATGAAGATGACCGTCTGTTAAGAGCGCCGGATGATTTTGGGATACAAAGTCCGAACCTTCATTATCTCCAGATACTCCCTGTAAGCACGTCTTATACGTCTTAAGGACGCAAGCTCCAAGTTCTGATCCGTGAAAATGTGCCCGCTTTCCCGCTTTACCGGATTCCTTTCTACCCCTACAGATAGAGCATGGATCTGAATCGTGTGCTTTTGTTTCTGCTGTTTCATTATAAGCTAGATATAGCATCATGCCTATATCTTCCCCTTCATCCAGAGTATCGAAAGTATCCTCTATGGTGTTCTCTGGAAGTGAGGCTAGCTGTTCTGCTGTCCTCTTTAGTTCTGGATCATTCAGGTTTAGTTTCGGCATAAGCTTCTTGCTCCATCTGTCGTTTGACAGCTTCTACGCTGAGCATAGAATCCTCTATGGCAGCAATTTCTTTTCTAGACTTAGCTAGAAAGTAATCGAGTACTTCTCTTACAATTGAGTACTCCTTTTTAGTTAGTGCGAAGTATATCATTTCCTCTGGCATAATTTTTAAAGTTCCTTTAAGTCTAGGGGAGCTAGAGCGGTTATGTTAGCTCAAGGAGACAATCTTCTAAAAACCATAACCACCCTAGCAATCCCCTAGTTTCTAGAAGAAGTCCTCTCCCTTATTATTCTTAGGAACAGGATTCCCCTTTGTACCTATAGCGTCTTGAACGTCGAATTCGCTTTCCAGTTCATTACGATTCGTGTTACGGATCACATCGTCTCCCCTATCAGAATCGATCATTCCTAGATCAATAGTCTGATGATTGGGATCGGTATCCCCAGGGAACGTAAATCCAATATTAACCAGATGTTTCAAGAACACTAGCTTGGTCTCGTTAATAGTAGATTGATAATCCGTGAATGAGAAGCATTCCATCTTAGCTAGATCGTGATGGTTAACGTCTAGAGGATTATCACTAATAGGACATGGTTTAGGAAATAGACTAGGAACGTAATCCTTATTGATCCCGTTCCCAGTGACAGTCAAGAGAACGTCAAAACCAGTAACCGGGTCTAGTACATCTACTTCGTAGGCGTCCTGTCCTGTAACCACCATATCGATAACCCGCTTAGTCCACTTCCATGCGGGTTCCCAGATATAGACTCCAGGCTCAATAGTACTACCCCCTTTGCGCCTAGCTTTATTCTCTTTATAGTAGATGTTCATACCGTATCCAGTTTTAGTCTGACATCTCTGGATAGTTTGTTTATGAACTCCTGCCTTTTCTAACGCCTTCTTTGCATTGCAAGCTGGACAACCATAGTCTTTGTATAGTCCCCATTGGTTTTTATCTAGCTTTTGGTCTGCCACTAACTGATCCCTGACGGTTAGGGGGTTTTCGTTAATGTGGTCCCAACAAAGAATCAATTTAAAGTTATTTGATCTCAGACTATGACGGGTGACTTTCCTGTAGAAACGGTCTTTGTCATGAGTCCCCGCTGGAATAATGCGGATTTTATGGGTTCCTTCTGGGAACTTGATCCATGTTTTTCTCTTCTCGTATCCGCCACCAGATGATTGGGTTTCGAGATCTTGTTGCAATCCGTCTAGGTTTCTTAACGCCATTTTTAGGTTCCTCTTAAAGTTACTTTAAGTTAGGTTGTTTGTTTAGGCGCTGTCTTAGATATGATCTCTAGCTCCTCTTTTAAGAAGTTTAGTAGAGCAGTTGCTTGCTCTGGGTTAATGTATATGATCACACTCTCTATGGTTCCATCTGAATCTTCGTCACCCACTAAGAGTACACCAAATACGTGTTTACTATTATGAAGGGCTGTGAATACAGTTATAGTATCGTGTATTCTAAAGCCTTTCAAATGAATTCTACGAGGTACGCTCAAGTCTATCAGTTCCGACATAGGTTACGTCCAGTTCTTCAATACCTTGCCCCCACGTAGCGTTAGCTATGTCCGCTAGTCTGAGCATGAAATTCTGGAATTCCGCTTTAGTCCTAAATCGAAACTCCATACAGTTATGAGCATCTTCAATCTGAATTTCCACTTGAGGATCGCTAATAGATCCCAAGTAATTATCCGGATCTTGATATGAGGGAGACTTAACGCTTAATACCCTAAGCGCTTTATCCCTAAACATAGGATCAACTAAACGAATTAACTTCTTAGACATAGTAGCTCCTTTACTAGTTATTTAGTCCATTCTTTGTATAATTTTACTATAATCCCTGCGGTAGAGTCAAGCTCATTGAGAAACCTTCTTTTAGCTGTCTCTAGTCTTTCGCTAGCCTTCTTATAGTCTTCTCTCAACTCCTTATTTGCTGACTCAAACTGGGATAATCTTTTCTTGTCTTCTTCCCATTTCCGATAGTCTGGAGTCATGCTCTTACCCCTAGCGTCCATCCATTCCCGCCAGTTCTTATCTGCTCTTTGTGTCTCTTCAGCTAGAGACTTTTTAATCGCTTTCAGTTCTTGCTCTAGATCGATATGCTTGGATTTCCATTCCTTAATCTGATTCTTCTGTGATAAAATAACTTCATTCAGTTGTTCTATCTCTTTACTCTCTTCCGATACTGAATTTAAAGTTACTTTATTTTGAAATAATAACTTTTTAGCTTCCTTCAGTTGATCCTCCATCATCTCCAAGTCGGATAGACTTTTAAATGATAACTGGTAATCAGCAGACTCTTTGTTAACTGTATGATTCCTCTCAGGAATAGGAATGTTAACCTGAAAATCCGTCTTCTGGTACTCGCTCATTTTCCTCTCCTATTACGTTAAGGATGGCTTTATCCCCATCACGTTCTATTGCTGCCTCGTTATATACTAACGCTGCATCTTCTTCTCTATCATATATCCCTAGATACTTCAGTTTACCAGTACCAAAGATAGGTATGTTAGCTACCCATTTCCCCTTGTATGCGGATACCCCCCTATACTTACTAGAGGTATTACTCTTTTTATGTCTAGGGGTAGAATACTTGATAGAGTTACCTAGACTTCTACTGATGATAAAGTTAAGTTCAATCAACTGTTCTTGGCTCAGTAGCCGAAGGTTTCGGACTATCTGGCTCATCACTGCTTTTGAGTCGTCCGACATATTTCCCCCCTTCTGTCGCCAGCTTACCTTGAACCTTAATCTCATGTTCTTCTGTCATTTCTGTCATTTCTTCTCCTCAAACTTTTTTACAAGGTCTTTAACTAGTTTTCCTACGACAAGGATAGTAACTATCGATGTTAGTAAGGCTAAACATCCTAGTACTACTAAGGCTAGAACTTGGAAGATGATATCTATCATTGCCACCTCTCTTGGATTGCTACGTCAAATTTTAATTTGACGTCTAAATTAACTTTAAATATGTCCCTCACATACTCTTTGATATCGGACTCCATCATGTCTTGTACATCTCTTCTAATATCATCGATGTATGGGATACAGCGCACTTCGGACATAATGTTATCGTGTACCTGTAAGAGTATTCTTCCCTCCAAGTCTTCACGGCTTGCAAAGTAGTTATCAAGAAGCACCATTCCGCACAGTGTAATCCAGGCGTCAGTTGACTGGACAACGAAGTTAACTCCCTGTCGGAGAGCATGTCTTCCATCGCTCGAATACAGGTTAGCACCCGGCAATCTACGCAATTGGCCGAATGGCATTCGAATTTGTTTATAGCGAATAATAAGAGATTCAGTTCGTTCTCGCCATCGGACGATATTACGATACTTACTCTCCCACTTGAGTTTAACATCTCTACACTGTTTTTCACTCCAGATCAATCCTTCCTTGTGTAAGAGAGATTGTAGTTTCTTCTCCCATGCTCCATACAGCAGAGCAAAATTAAAGTTCTTAACGCCTACTCTTTGATTCTTAAGTCTCTGGAAGTCCTCATGCTTCTTATCTCCTAGCACTCCCATCAGCCAATTATAATCGTAGCCGAATAGGTCACACATTACCGCTGTGTGTACGTCTAGGTCGTCTTCAAACATTTGAAGGAGACTCTCTTCTTGAGCCAACCATGCGGCAATACGGATCTCGATCTGAGAGAAATCCCCATCCAAGAATATGAATCCAGGCGTGGGTAGTACCATACCGCGATAGTCAATGCCACGCGGAAACGCCATTGGATTTGGACTGTCCGCTGAAAGCCTCCCAGTGTCCGTTCCACCGATGTTGAAAGTCGTATGTATCCTACCGTCCAGCTTCGTCCAGTCTTCAATGGGGTCATAGTAAGTGTTCTTCCTCTTCTGTAACTTCTTATACGAAATTAAAGTTTCTAAAAATTGAGTCTTCTTCTGCTCATCTCTAAGTCTAATCAGAGTCTCGTATGAAGTACTAGCCTGTTTAGTTTTTGTCCAGGCTATAGGCTCATACTGTAAAACATCGTATAAAATGTGGGCTACTGATTCTGGAGAGCTAGGCTTAAATCCCGGTTCACCGGCAAGGTCTCTAAGGTCAGAACGTTTAGAGAGCATCTCACCTATGAGCTTAACTTCAGCCTGTTTAGCATACTGCTTATCAATCAGTAGCCCACTAGTCTCCATCCTACTTACGATGGGTAGTACTTGTGAGGCCACCACCATAACAGGACGTAGATTAACTTCTCCTAGTTTATCTATAAAGTATCCGCATAGTCTTCTCGCTCCATCTGTATCCTTCATACAGTATAGCATCATGTCATTCGGGTTTTCAAACTGGAGAGCTTTCCGATTGACAGTATACTTGTAATCTTGAAGATCTACGTATCGCTCAGATAGTAGCGTCTCTAACTTCGAATACTTCTTAGTTTCATCTAGGAAGTACTGGGCGAGCATTGTATCGTATGCGTGACACTTTACTTTGATCCCCAGTTTCTTTTCAATGAATCCGATGTCGAACTTAATGTTATGTCCAGCTACCATCTTATGAGGGGCAGATAGTAGTTTCTCAAGTAACTTTAAATTCTCTTTACACTCATCGGAATCATCTATCAGGAAACAGCAAGCTGTCCCTGTCCAAGCACTTAGCCCTATACACAGTACTCTGGTGTTAGGATCATGTGCTTGCAACCCTACGGTCTCAATGTCTAGTCCCCAAGTACTTACCGAACAGAGACCGCTATAATATTTGTCAAAGTACTCCTTTACATTTAAGGTATACCCTTCAGGCCATTCCCTAAAGGGTACTTTCTGAGGATAGTCTAGGAGATTACCTAGCGTTAGTTGTCTCTGATCCGGATGTATCTTTCTCGGCATTTAGTATCTCCCTAATGCCGTCTTCGATATCCTCTCTTGCATTTAGTAAAAGATCCATTTGACTAATAGGGATAGGTCTCAGTCCGTACTTCCTAAAGAAGAAAGCTCGCCTGCCTGCATTGTCTTTAGCTAGCTCCCAGTCTTTCCTCAATCTTTCAATGTCCTTGATTGCCATCTTCTGCCTCTGTCCCCCCGTTATCGGTTGACCTATCTTCAGCTCGTTCATATCGATACCTCATTCTATGAACAACCACGATTGCTATTAACTTGTTCAGCACCAGCAAAATAAACAGAGCTAGTAAACAAGAAGTCCCTGGAAACTCATTGAGAAGTATAAAGAATTCCCTCATCTTATCCCCCCAACAGCTTAGCTATTCTACTTAGCGCCATCTCCAGAGTAGGAGCGTAGAGACTAAGTTGTACTCCATCTCCATTCTCTGCTACAGCATTAGTAGTAAAATCGTAAATCTCTGCGTGTATTTCTGATCCCTCGTTCTGCTCTGGATCGGAAGGGCTGCCACACAGATGGAGCACTAGATTACCCCCCGCCGGGGTAAGGAATCTTTCAATTACTTTAAGTTCGTTTGTCAAACTAACCTCACTTGCTGATGTGCAAAGTCAATCTTGACTCTGCAAGTTTCCTTAGTTCCCCTACGGTTCTTCGTATGGGAGATAAACGATATCCCTTCTTCAACGTCGCTTGTAACCAAGAAACCGGAATCCATCCCATACCGGATACGCCCGGTCCCCTTCCATAGCTGGCTTCCCTCGTTCGGTTTCTCTGATATAAATATTACTATCTTTCCCTTCTGTGCGATCCGCGTTAAGCAGCGCATCGAGTCCTCTATCTTTAAGCGATCGTCTGATATACCCGGTCGAGGGATAACTTGTAGATAGTCGATTACGCAGAAGTCGAATTGCTCTAACATCATATATTCCAGTTCCTCCAGCGTTAGGAATTCGACTATCTTTATCCTCTCGAATATCTCGGGGATAGGATACGCCTGGGATGCCGATAATCTCATTTCCATAGAACTTTCTAAACCATTCCAGGTATGCGGACTCCACCGACTTAACAAACGTGCCGTAATCTGTGATGTAGGTAGTTCGTAGTTGATGTATATCCCCCGCAATTCGTGCATTGACGCTAGTTCTTCTAGGATCTGGACTCCAAGGGTTGACTTGCCCGTACCCTCGTCTCCTGTAATCCCGTAGACACCATTCGCAAAGGCCAGTATAGGGAGAGACGTTTGATATGTCTTCAGCACGGCAGACTGAACATAAGTTGCTAGATACTTGGGGCCTAGATACGTCTGATACCCGTCTAGCTTTGTCTGCAACCAGTTTTTGAAAGTTGATCTCCATTTTTTATACGCAGAGTTAACGTCTATCTTGTCCAGTGTTTCATCGTAGAACTCGTCCGGAATTTCTAGGATGATCGGAATTGAATCCCATTCTTTTAGTAACTTTAAAGCGGCCTTCGATCCCTTAATTCCCGCCAAGTCCGTATCGTATAGGATAAAAACTGTCTTACCTCGCAGAGAGCAAGCTTGATCTTCTGTGAGATTGGCCCCGAAAGAGCACACAACATTTTTAAATCCGAGTATAAACAATGCAATCCAATCCGTGATACCCTCCACCAGAATAATCGACTTGTTAGAACGGATACACTCTTCATTATACAATCCTTTATTCGCATGATCTTCCCCCGTCTCATTCAGGAATCTTGGTGAATTTAAAGTTGCTAAAACTTTCCTCGCTATCTTTCTTTTCTTCACTCTCCCGTATTCAAATACCAAGTAACCGAAAAATGGGGAAGTCCTATCCCAGCAAAAGACCCCCCCTAATTCTTCAATGACAGCTAGAGGTATGCCCTTACTATCTATGAATTCCTCGATAGCTTCTAAGGTTTCCTCTGTAGTAATAGGATTAGGCCAATCAATAAATTCAGTATTGAGGTTCCGAATCCCATTATCAGTACTACCAGAGCTATCCGTAGCTTGAACCTTTCGGAGTCCGTAAGACCCGACATATTCCAAATTGTCTTCACTAAGTCTCTCAGGTTTTCCATCCAAACTAGTTTCATAATCTCCCAGTTCTTTTACTAGATTAAGCAGGGACATGGACTTGGCACACACTCTGCACTTGTACCATCCATTACCCCCCTCTGCTAGAATGATCATTGCACTAGGGTGTTCATCCCTATGGAACGTGCAAGGAACAGAAATAAATCTCCCTATCTGAGCTTTATTAGCTGGTACTTTGAAGTACCCTAATACCAGTTCTTGTGTTCTAGTCATTCCCTAACCCCCGGAGAGCTTAGCCATCACCTTGACATCCACCAACTCTAGATACATGGAGAGAACGCATTCCTTACACACACAGATATGAATTATACTCCCGTCTTCATCTTCTCCTCCACTAATTCGGGTAGCGCACTGCTTAAAGTTATCGCAAATACTGCATACCTTTAAGCTACGGATATTCTTCTCATTAACTCTTTCCTCTACAGCCTTTAGCCTTTCCTCTGGATCGGGAACTGAATCTGCATCTATGTACTTGTAACGCATCTATTTAACCTCCTTTCTGTATTTATTGAACAAACTTAAAGTTACTTTAAATGGTAGATACCAAAAAGAGAGCGGAAGGTTAATACCCCTATCTGTTCTTATGAATTGAGTATCAATATCGGTATTAACCCTCTGCCATTCTCGAATATCAAGGTAGTACCTCTTATGAAAAAGATGATACATTACTCTGATACGAAGCCACCTATCCCCCTCAATTAAGAAGGGGATAGATGATTCAATAACTTCCCAGACTCTACGTCTAGGTCGTTTAGTAACTCTAGACTGTGGTAGCTTACCGTCTGCGAGCAGACAATAGCTAGGCCAGTCCTGTACACATTGCAAGTTGGGAAATCGTGCGACTAAGTGCCTCCGCAAGACCTCTCGCTCTATAGGATTCATCCTTCGAGCTAGTCTCACGAAAGTATCTGTCGGAGGGAATCCGACCCTCCTCTAAACGCGCATGTAGTTCTCCCATAATCTCATGCGCGGTAATTGGAGCAACATCCTTCTTAGGCTGTCGATCCGAAACCATCTTACTAAGATCCGGGGATTCATAGTTAGCCAATGCCGGAGTGCTAGGCCGAAGGCTGTCTATTTCATCCCAAGATAACGCATCATAGTCTCTATTAGCCATAGAGGTATCCTTTCCTTAAAAGCAACCAGATGGTTTAAAGTTACTTTATTTCCCGAAGAGATTCTTTAACACTTCGTCAAGGTCATCTTCGGAGCCCACACGTACCATCTTCCCCCTCTTACCCAATAGCTTAGATAAGAGGGTTTCCAGTAGTACATCAATTTGTTTTTCTGCGTCTGCCTCTACTTTCTTCTCAATGGATTCGGCTATTACTCCCGATTCCTCAATGAACTTCTTTCCGGCATCTTCCCCTAGAGCCTTTTTAATTTGTTCTTCGGTACGGTAGATCACATCGTCCAAATGAGCAGCAAAGTATAACTTGCCGTCATTGGATAGCTTGCTGGCGAAGTACAAGCATCGATACATGATTGTATCCATCCACAGACCCATGATAGGACTCATCGAAGTACCCTTACCATAAGTCTGGCTTTTGAATACAGCTTCCGTCACTTGATTCAAGTGATAGCAGGCAAGGTAGTATTCGGCGCTCTCTCCCTCAATGACAGCTAATTCCGCTTCCTTCATACCGGGAAGCAGTGCTTGAAACTTCTCATAGATAGCTCCCCTTTCCTCGATTACGGCCAAGTGGTCGCCAACTGTATGACCGCAGCTAAGTAGAGTCAGATTATCCAACTCCACTAATTCATTATCTTCTTTCTTAATCATTGTTGTCTCCTTTAGGTTTAGTGGTGAAATCAACCGTAGGGACTTGTGACCAATCAAAGTCCCTGGCTAGGAGTATCTGCTCGACATTTGCTTCCTCCGATCCTATAATATGTTCTCGGAAGCTTGAATGCAGACTCCAGATACTCTTAATGATATAAGTCTTGACTGATGGGGCCTGTTCCCAGTATTCTTGTCCTTTAACTGCTACTCGGGTAGGACTAAGAACTCTCTGGATCTTACCTAGATTGTAGTGTCCATCTAGTATCAGGTAGTTACCCTCAAGCCCTTTATCAATTTTTCTAACATTAAGCTCGACATCTGAGTGGACCCTTCTTAAAGTTTCTTTAGGATCGCTAGTTTCCACAAAGATATCGTAGCGAGTGTCAATCTTTCTGCAATTAAAGACATCTTCAAAAGCAGACGGCGCTTCATTGTGAATGTTAATCTCTGTAACCACAGCTTTAACCGTGTCGATAGTGACAATCTCTAGGCTAGAGATATAGGAAACAGCAGCATCCCTATGCTCTTTGGAGATCAACATATCGTCAATGATCTCCTCAATTACTTGTCTAGGGAGATCTTTGTATTCCACTACGTACCGAATCCTACCGGGTCTCTGTAGCATATTATCATTGATGTACAGATTGTTAGTAGTGAGCAGAAATACTCTCCGGTGTTCACTGTTCAATGCTCCATCCATCACAGCTAGGATATCGGAATTATCTCGATCATAGATTTTCTCATACTCATCGAAGAATATACACACGTCCTGTGGTATATCATTGATGAATAGGGGAGTAGCCGTCTTATAGTTCTTCGGAACGATCAACACAGGTAGTCCCAATCTATTGGCAATCATCTGTGCCGTGACTGTTTTTCCAGTTCCTTTAATTCCAGTAAAGAGTACCCCTAGATTGCCGTTAGTACCCTCATAGGTTCTAACTACTCTTGCAACGAATTTGTTATTTAAGTTGTAGAGTTTGTACGGGAATTCAAACTGTGGTTGGACAGGCTTCGCACCTAGAGTGCCAAATTCGTCTACTACTTCTACCGTATAAACTCCGAACGGTAGCTGTTCAGTAAACTGGCTAACTTCTATTAGTTCGTATGCTCCATTGGAGAGCTTTCGCCATTGATTTTTCAAGAGAGTTTGTTCCTTAATGTAGTAGTCTGAAGAATAGTTCTAGGATATCGGCCATAATCCAGCCTGTTTCTGCTGCAAGCACAGTTAATACCCAAGGCGGTAGATTCTCTAAATCAGAGATTATCTTGTGCATTATCCTCTTCTCCCTCCTTCCCCTGTATCTCTTCTTTCTTCTTCGGTCCTGGCCGCTGATGTTGAAGTTGTTTGGGGCTAGGCTGATATGCCTTCCTCTTAGGCATTCCAGAAACAGTGTCATAGGTGGGGGTAACATAAGCGGGCAAAGACCGAGACGGATGCGACATAGCTGCGGGTCGCATTCCGAAGTCTAGGGGAGTAGAAGTAGGTTCTCTACGTTCGCCCCGGAGTGATATTTCCCCTAGATATTCACGGATTATTATAGTGCCTTCAAAGTCCTGTAATATCCGCATTTTTAAAAAAACTTTAAATCTGTTCTTAGTAGCTTTGATTACTTGTTCGTACTCAGCATCATTAAGTTTAGCTAATCCGTCGCAGATATCTTTGGACAGACTATTATCTATGCGAGGCATTCTAAACTTTCTGCTATTAAGAACAGAGAAACACTTATCGCATACCACCAGAGTGTAGCATTCCTCGTTACAGGATAGGCAATTCCAGAAATCGTGAGTATTCTTCATCTCAATCAATCCTTTAGATTCACATTGAAAATCTTGTTAACGATATCTTCCACTAGCATCCTAGTAGTATCGATATCTTTCCCTAAATCCTCTTTTTTGTTTCTGGTTAGGTGTAGCTTACCGCATACTGGACATTTATACGGATACAATAATCGACCCGATCCGAGACGTTTAATTGCATTCGTGGATGCCTTAGCTATCTTTATGTTCTTGAATTTTCTTTTAGCTTGACACTTTTCTATTTGAATTTGCCAGCTACGCTCTGTGTAGAATTTTCCTGTATGTTCACTCCTTATTAGTTTCGGTCTCACGTGTCATCATTTCCTCTCGTTTCACTGATTTTCTACGCAGTGAAATAGTTAACTGATCCACGTCATCATCTGTAATCTCCGAATTCTTCTTAAACATGTCATCATTACGGGTGAATGGCATGATCAGGTTAAGAACCGAGGTATGATACTTAGGGCCTACATTTGTTTCGGGATAGGTTTCCAGAAACATGCGCCTAGCTGCTGTGTAGGAAAGTTCTTTCCTGTATACCTCGAATTCGAGTCTAGCTGCATCGCTTAGCATTTCACTATTCATCACATTATTGACTCGGGTAGCGAATGCTAGCTTGTACTCCCGTTGGGTAGGGTAGGACTTTGTTAATGTCCTACGCTCTACCCAGTTACGAATGTAGAAAGGTATTTCCGGCATATCTGCCTATCCCCCTACGCATTATTGTTAGTTGGTTTTGATTGTCTCCCTAAGTTGGACTTGGTTCAGTTTTCGTGTATAGTAAAATACGAAGTATGCGTATTCACTATAGCTTACGTATCCACCAATAGCTATATAAGGGTCTGGTTTCATTGCCCTTATTACTTGCAGGATTCTACGTCTGAAGTACTCTTTATAGCTCATAGTCGCTCCTTTCTTTCTAATCTAAAGTAACTTTAAAACTGATGGGGACCGGATTCAACTAGGAATCCTCTAGCCTATAGCCAGTATCCGTAAACTCGGAGAAGTCCCCGCAATCGGTACTAGGATGTGGTAATAAAGTGGTATTACCCGTCACCACCCTCCCATCTTATTCACGTATATCGATGGCATCCTAGATTACTGGTGAAGACTGACCGTGATACCAGCGCTATGTGTTGGAATGACAGCGCCCGCAACATTACTTGCCGGTCAGTCCTCATAACCCGCATATTTATTGGACGGGCAAGAGAGCTAAGCGTTGACGTAACACCCCCGCATTACTAGCACTTAGCCCTCTCCGCGCTAACCCTCCCTTTGGTAGCGCGCTACGGCCCGATAACTTTTATAGAGATAAGCGGTACTGTTCTACCTTACTGTTACGTGCGGTAGGCTGTTTAGGCTTTTCCCGCTTATCTCTGTTAGGGGGCAACTCGTTTCCCCAATAACGTAAGCCCTCTAATCACCCACCTACGTTACTACCAGTTGTGCCCCCTATGGCTGCGCTAGGAATCGAACCTAGTCCATTAGCTTATGAGGCTTATAGCTCACCATTTGCGTTTCGCAGCCTTACCAGTAGAGTGATGATACCTCCATCCGCACCCTACTGGTTAGAGACCGTCGCCTCGCACTAGACAGTCTCTCTTAGGGGGCCTGCCTTTCTTCGCTTAGTCTGTCCACAGACCCCCCAATTTCGATTCGTAAAGTAACTTTAAGTTACTTGATAAATGGTCCGATATGTGACCTTACCATCCTTACGATACGCTGCCGCTTTCCTGACAGCTAACCGCTTGCTATCGCATCGGTCTACCTCTTGACCATTAACTAGGATAGCTGTAACCTTGCGACCGTATATGTTAGGCGACGGGGCCATAGCTCCCATAGCTATCGTATAGTTATCCCAGTTTACAATCCGGAATCTACTGGGCGCTTCTTTCTTCTTGCCCGTTTCTAGGGCTATACCTTGCTCCCTAGTAAACCTAGCAATGTCTCTGATCGTAACGTTAATATTTGCCATTCATTACCCCCTAGAAGGTGATTGGAATGTAAGTACCTCTGTACCAATGCCATCCCTTGCTATCGCCCGGTATGCCACAAGTAGTACAAGCGAGACCGGCGGCAGCTAGATACTTGTCAGGGTCTAGTCCATATTGGAAGATGTGCTTAACGATAGTTTTAGCTTCTTCCGTGGCTAGTCCCTCACTAAACGTTTCGTCACCAGCCGCTAAAGCTTCCAGACTTTCCCGGCTTAACTCGATCGTAGGCTTCTTGGTGGCTAAGCCCCGCACCACAAAAGATTTTGTAATTGAAACAGTTTTTGAGGGATTTACCACAGTCACAGCGGAGCCCCTCGAATTCCGCCTGCTGTCTTTTTTTAATTCCGTCTCCTCTATCAATTCGGATAACGGAATCTTACCTTCTGCTCTGTCGATCACTGCATCTAGCAGTGAACCTAAATTAACTTTAGAAACTTCGTCTACTGTGACTGGTGTAGGTGAGTCTAACTCTATCTCTATTGCCCTGGCTTCGGGTGCAGAGGAAGAGAGACCCTGCAATTTAGGCATAAGCGTTATCTCCTATTGGTTATGCTAACCTCTTGAGAAAATTGATTTGACGGTTCAAGCTGGAAATGAAGCGATACTGACCGAAAACTTTAGTAAGATACACGACTAAAGCTTCCATAATCACAATCGCTTCTTCCCTATTCTCAATATCAACCTTAATGACATTCGGCTGATAGTAGGGCGTGGCGTTCTCTGAGTCTGAGATTGTCATAGTTAATCCCTTTCTCGTTTAAAGTTACTTTAGATTAGAGAACTCTAATCTTTCTCTTGTAAGCAAATGTAAGCGCTTACAAATAGCTCAGAATATCCAAACAAGCGTAAGCACCCAAAAAGGCGCTACAAAGCATTTATGCTCTTGTGAGAGCTATCTGGCGAGTGGTGGGCTTCAGTGTTTCGTACTTCGTTTGATGTCCGCAATGCTCACACACAACCACAGCAATTTCGCGCCAGTGCAACGTAGCACATTCTTTCGAGTGGTAAGTCTGATCCTTGCGCTTCGGTTCAAAGTCAACCGAGCATCTCGGATAAGCACATTGTCTAACTTCATAACGTTTCATACCTTTGCATTATCTTTCTGAAATTCTATTAAGTCAATAGAAAAATAATTAATTATTTCTAATGAAACAGTATGATACATAAAACATTAGTCTATCTTAAGATACTCTCTTATCTTATACAATTCGTAGGGAGTCACTCTATTTGATATCGAACCTTTTTCAAATCTTCCTATCAGGTGATTACACCTAGTACAAAGAATACCTCTTATAAAACCTGTCTTGTGATCATGATCTATGCATGGTATTTCTGAATTGATCTCTCCATAGTCCAGTTCAGGTTTTTCAAAAGGTGAATACAGATGCTTTCCACATGTAGCGCATTTTTGATCTTGCTTCATGAATAGATCAAAAATATATTCTTTATATTCTTTATTAGCTCTTCTTACCCAGTCTTTTCTATACTTCATAATTTCTTTCATAAGAAAAAAGGCCACCCAATCTCTCGATTAGATAGCCTTCTTAAAGTTTCTTTATGAACGGATACTAGGGATGCTGCAATCCCCATTCCATAATCCGTGCGTAATCCTCGCTCGTTTCGTGATCCCTGATGGCCTGTGCTATCCGCTCTGCTGGCCACCCGTAAGCGGAATGGGCATGATTGATCCCGTACAGCAATTGCTTAGGCAGCCACAGTAATTCTGACAGCTTACTCCAGAATTCAGGAACGTCTAAGGGAACGTAATGCATTTCCATTAACTGTTCAGCAATCTTGATGCTGCCACATAGGATGTGAATCAATGAGCCTACGGCGCAGACGTTACCTCCAGCATAGCTGTAATCACTGCGTCGGACGAAACAGTACTTAGACTCCGATACTTCAGTGATATCGTCTAACCTGTCAATTTCAAGTGGCTGTAAGCCATTGAGCATACAGTCCGCCAGTACATCGTAATCGATCTTATGTTCCTTCTGTTTCTTCATAGCTAATCCTTTCGTTTTCGGAGAGATAAAAAAAAAGGAGAGATTAGGTTCTCTCCCTTTTTAGTTTTACGTGGAATGCGGACTAGGCGTCCAGTGGGTTCTCATTCTCGGCGTCTGCTCTGGCCTTTGCCGCCGCTTTGGCCTTCTCTTTGGCCGCTTTCTTGCTCTCAGGCTTCGCGGTGAGGTCGATTCCGCGCAGGAATTGAAACTGCGAGAATTCGGCCGCAATCTGCTGCGCAACCGCGTCTCCCTTGACGAACGCGATAAACGCTTTGATGTCAGCAGGGCAATCAACGTGCGCTTGGATCAGAGTCAATTGAGTCTTAGTGAGCACAGGATTTCCACCTTGCCCACCACCTACACGCGGCTGACGTGTAGCTTTGCCCATTTCGCCTGTGCCCGGTGACGGGGCCGCAGTAGCAACGGCGTCTGCGAAGTCCTTTTCAAACTGCTCCCGAATCTTGGTGATGAGGTACTTCTTAGACTTCGCATCCTGAAAGTCGCCAGTGACGTACTTCTTACTGCCTGTGAAGGTCAGTTTGCCCGCTTCGATCCAATCGAGCAACAAGAACTTGCCCTTGTCCGAAACCTGCATTAGCTTGAGGTAATGACGCACATCAGTGTGAGACATCTTCTCGCCCAACGCAGTAAGACGAACGGCAATCTCTTCTGGTGACAACGGCGCGACGCCATCCCCACCGACTGACAGGTTACGGATGTGTTCTGCGAGAACCCGAACGCCATCGGACTGGCGAAGCTTGTTAGCTTCTATTTGTTCAATGGTCATATCGGGCACATCCTGCGGCGACCGGACAATGAACGGCACCAAGTTAGTCTGTCCGTTCTCCGCTTCCGTCACGCCCTGTTTCCACAACTCTTGAGCGGCACGCAATCTCTGTCTACCTTCGTAGACGGTAGGGACGCCCGCATCATTGACAGTAGCGAACACAGGCGATTTGACGGTTCCCCGTCGGACGCTATCCACGAATACAGGATTGAGTTTCAGCGTGTCACGCGAGGTCTTGAATTCCTTGCGAGGATCAATCTGAAGCTTCGTAGGAACGGCATAATACATCCGTCCGATCACGAATGAGGTAACGGCTTTGAGGTCGTTATCCTCTCCCATTTCGTAGAAAGGGGGGATATCCGGTTCAACGAAAGTGGTAACAGCGCCATTAGTAGTATCTGACATATGTTCTCCTATTTGGGAAGGTTTAAAGTTACTTTAGATTAGTGCTCTCTAATCTAAAGTCGAGTTTTTATCTAACCTGATTGCGCCACATAGCGATTATCAAATCCGTAGTCGCGGTAACGCCTATGGCTCGATAATGCCATCTGATCCAATCGGGAGAGATAGTGCTAATGAACTGTAGAAGTGTCATAGCGTTTAGCTCCCTTCACAGTTTTCAAATATCATTGAGCGAAGCGCCATTACAACACACAACTAGGGATCAGTCAACTATTCTTCAAGTTATTTTAAATTATAATTTTTTAATAAAAGGAAAAAGCGCTATCATTAGAAAATTTAATGATAGCGCTTTAAGTTGTTGATTCTAAAGGATTTAGGAAAGATTGTCTAGTATCCTCAGACAATCCTCGCGGGTGACTGTGCGCAATTCACTGTTATCTAATCTACTGATGAATCGTTGCGCCCAGTCTGGTAATACGACACTGATACGCTCTGTGCTGTGGACGAGGCAATAGCTACCGACTTTGATATCAACCAAATCCGGGCGGGTAAACTGCATGAACTTGGCGATAGGGCAATCTTTAGCGCCCCAGTATGTGGAGATGATAGAGCTTTCAGATTGTGATTCTAACCAAGCTCGGAAAGCTACAAGAGTAAGTCCTAGTTGTTCAGTTGGGGACATTGTTAATTCCTTTCTTACAGATCACGGGCTAAAGCCCGAAAGTTAGTTTAGGTGATCGCATAAATCAAAGATTTATGGTCACACTTGATCGCAGAATCCGAATAGGAGAGCTATCAAGATCAATACTAGGATGATAATGATAGAACCTATACCGGAAGGTGCATTATTATCGTCGTTCTTTAGTTTCAATGGTTTAGATGTCCTTTCTTTTTGATTTTAATGAACTAGGGGATAGAATATCAAAGTCTAGGGGATGTGTAAAGTAACTTTAAATTATAGTTTTCTAATGGAACTCGACAGCATAGTATCAGCCGAGAATCGGCTGAGGTCAGAGCGCAATGGAGAGCAAGAGAGTAGCGCTTCGCGCCTATCCCCTAGTAATGTTATCCCAAATGTAAGCGTTTACGTTGATTTTCTGTATAGTCGGTATAGACTATACTGTCAGTACCGACTGTAGTTATATGTAACTACTATAGATATAGGGAAGTACGTTAGATACTTCCATTAATAGAATATTGGAATAAAAGAGATTAATAGAATTATATAGTTTCAGTAAGTAATCCGAACGGTAGTGAGGATGATTACTGATATTAATATCTTGTGTCAGAGGTATAAAGACTGTCTAGAATAATCTCCTATCCAGAAGTATCAGAGGAGTAAGTTTATCCATTAACACCAAGAGTGCTATATATTTGCACTACGTAAGATAGTGCCATTATACTTACTACACTTTACCTCTAGGGCATACTCGCGCGTCAGCAGAAAATCACTTCTAAAAGACTTAGCTGCGTCCGATAACGGACCTTATGTTACCATTAGTTAGAATTAACTAATCCACCCGGCCCTGTTGCCCCCGCTCGCCCTTTTAAAAAGTTGATCGCACTACTCCCCCCTCGGATAATTTTTTACTCTGTTCCCCACTCCGATAATTTTTTATTCTATCCCCCACTCTGG